CGAAGAGATAAATTTTTCAAAGATCTCCTATGTGGAAGACTCCGTGATTGGAGTTGGTTCCGTTACCCCTATTGAATCTCAGGGTTCGATGTTACCCATAGCTACCATGCTTCCGGCATATACGCCATTCACGAACCCTTGTTCTGAACTTCAGAAATCAAAACTGTATAACAGTCTCCCTGAGAGTTACCCACTCTCTAAGGTGTCACCAGCGAAACTCAAACCGTTCACACAGGATGGTATTCTCATTGACCCTTCTATAGAGTCACTTAAGAAGTTTGGTTTTCAGGCTCCTGCAGTACCGAACGGGTTTGTTCGTGCAGCTGTGGCTTCATACGAAGCTCTTATAACATTACACTGTGCGTTACCTTTACCCATGAGGAAGAAACTTCCATTTGTGGAAGCGCTGAGTTCATTTGGTAATATTAAAACCATTGATCCTAGTACTAGTGGGGGTTTTCCCCACAACACTCCGGGCAGTGTTAATCTCAAGAAGAATTATTTTAAGGCTCTTGCCTCTGGTGATCCTGAGGAGATCCAGATGCACCGGTCGATGTTGGAATCTTCTACAGAGGAATGCCTGGATTTTGTTAAACAGGGCGTTCGGCCACGGAAATTCGTTTATACCGGTAACCTTAAAGACGAGAAATTGTCTAAAAAGAAAACCAAGGCTGGTTCCTCCCGCTTTATTGCAGGGGTAGGCATTGAATCTCTGATATTGTTTCGGATGTACTTTGGCGCATTCATGTCCTCCTATATGGAGGCCACATTCAGTGTTGGTTCAGCCAATGGTGTGAACGCTTATTCGGTGGATTGGGATATGTTAGCCCGACATTTGTCGAGGTTCACACCATCTGGTGAAATACCTTTTGTTGGCGCAGGGGATTACAAGGCCTATGATGGCCACGAAGCCCCCTTTGTTCTTAATCAGGTGTTAAATATCATCAATAGATGGTATGGTGACAGACCCGGTTCTGAGGATTATCTGGTCAGGTCCCGACTTTGGGCTGAGATTGTAAAC